CCTCGCTGGTACCAAAGAGAGGCTTTGGTATGCACCGCACCACGCAAGATTGATAGATGGGGCCGTGGTCTGGGCAAGGCGCTTTCAATCGACACACCTATTCCGTCGCCTGACGGTTGGACAATTATGGCCAATCTGAATCCTGGTGATTGGATCTTCGACGACAAAGGACAGCCTACCCAGGTAACCTTCGTTACTGACATCATGCATGATCGGGTTTGTTACGATGTAGTCTTCTCTGATGGATCAGTTATCACGGCTGATGCTGAGCATCTGTGGGAGACTTGGTCACGTAAGGCGCGCAAGGCAGAAGGCAGGAAGTGGAGGCGTACCGGTAGGTTGGCTCATACACGGCCGTTCAAGAAGCCTTCGGTAGTGACTACTGAAGAGATTCTAGCCACTCTGTTCGAAGGCAAGGAACACAATCATTCTATCCCTGTGTGCCAGCCGTTGGAATACCCGGAAAGGGATCTGCCAATAGACCCTTATGTATTGGGCGCTTGGTTAGGAGACGGTGGCCACAAGACTGGAACATTCTATACGGCCGATCTGGAGATTCTGGAGGAGTTCGCTTTAGTAGGTGTTGGGAACGATAAGATTGCGGACAAGTACGGCTACGGTATAGGAAAGAAGCCCCAGCAGAGAAACCCAATTACCGGGAGAATAGTCAGCAATGATTCGCTTCATTCCAAGCTGAAGTTACTGGGAGTATCTGGTAACAAGCACGTGCCTCGTCAGTATATGGAAGCTTCAATTGACCAACGCCTAGACCTGCTACAGGGGCTGATGGACACCGACGGCAACATCCGGGCGGATGGATGGGCTGAGTTCGATAACACCAATCGTAGTTTGTCGGAGGCGGTCTTTGAACTGGTGATAAGTCTAGGGATGAAGCCTGTCTTGGACGAGAAGCCTGCTACTTTGTATGGCAAGCCGTGCGCGATGAATTATAGGGTAGGGTTCTTCCCTACTGGACCGGTGTTTCGACTCAAGCGTAAGCTGGATAGAATCAAGCCTGTAACCAGACCTACTGTAGGACATCGGTACATCGTTGAGGTTAGGGAGCGTTCATCCGTTCCGGTGAAATGCATTCAGGTTAGCAACGAGAATCACCTCTATCTGGCCGGCCGTGCGTGCATTCCTACCCACAATACCCTTAATGGTGTGTGCGAGGAACTACACCTGTCCCTGACTCGCAAGAACCTGGATACAGCTATCATCTGTCCGCAGCAGACTCAGGCAGAACAGTGGTATGTGGAGATACTGGACCAGGTTGAGAACTCCCCATCCCTCAACGATGTCCTGGCCGGACAGAAGCAGTCGCCTTATTACCTGCTGAAGTTCAACAATGGATCCACTATCAAGATCTTCACTGCTGGATCGGGTTCCGGCAAGAAGGGTGGAGCTATTCGTGGACAGAACCCGCGCCGCATACGAATAGACGAGCAGGACTACTTGGCTGAGGGCGACTACGATGCCATCATGCCGCTGCTACGACGCTTTAAGGAACTGACCTTCCACGGGTCGTCGACTCCGACCGGTCTGCGCCAGACTTACTATCGTATGTGCCGGATCTTCCCCGACTATCGGGAGTTCTACCATCCAATTACTGATCACCCGGAATGGTCGGAGGCCAAGAAGGAAGAGTGCATTCGTGAAGCCAAGACGACCGAGCGTTACCAGCACGAGTATCTGGCCGAGTTCGGATCTCCGACTGCTGGCGTGTACAAAGGCATCTTTATCGATCGGGTGGCAGACTTTCATCGTCACAGAGAAGTTAAGTGGGATCCTTCCAAGCGGTACGTAATGGGTGTCGACTGGAATGGCGAAGGCACTGGCACCAGGATCTATATCGTCGAATATGACCCGACTACCAAGAAGCGCCGCACTGTGGATCGTGCCGTGGTGGATGAAGAAGACGCTACCACAGTGAAGTCCATAGCAGAGATCAAGAGACTCAACAAGAAGTGGATGTGCGATCACATCTACGTAGACGCTGGATTCGGTGCTTCCCAGGACGAGTTGATCAAACTGGAAGGGCAAATGGCTGGTAAGGGAGATGCCCAAACCTACAAGCTGAAGAACATACATAAGATCGACTTTGGCGGGTCTCTTACCTTCAACAAACTGGTGCCGAACCGAGAGGCTGGAGAGAAGAAGACCAAAGAGTCCGTCAAGGAGGACGAGGAGAAGCGACGGACTAAGCCTTTCATGGTGGAAGGCGCGGTAATGGCTCTGGAGCAGGAGCTAATAGAGCTGTCGTTGGATGATGACAAGGTTCTGATCGACCAGATGCGCGGGTATCGTGTAAAGACTTGGTCTGCACATGGCATGCCAGCCAGTTACGAGACTGATTCTGATACTGGTGATCACGATCACGATGCTTGGGTGCTTGCGATGCTAGGCATCGAGATCAATTACGGTCTCTATCACACTACTGAATCCGTCCGACGCTTGTCGCAGATCTTTCATGTGGCCAGTTGGGGTGCAGGGCCGGTAGCAGTGGCTACAGCTGATCCGATGCTATCCGACGAGTCTGTAGTGCTTGAGGATCCCAACCGCAGGGCAATGCGCAACCGTGCCGGCATACCATCCAGGGCTATCCAGAGCCCTCGTCCCGCTTCACGAGTTGTATATGGTGGAAGAGGAATGGCCTATGTAGCCAGAGATGCGACCGGGAAACAGACAGGCAGGGTTCCTTCGCGTACAGCATTCTTCCAGCAGGCCAATCTCAAGATCCCAAGTTCTCCATTCAACTCTATTGCCACGGGATTGGTCTTCGGTAAGGGGATGCCATTCGGGAAAGGGTGGTAAGCTGTGGCAGTCCAAACGAACATCGCAGCTGGGTATCTGACTGCATTCGAAGGCCCTATAGGTGTGTCAATACAGGCCACAATGTCGAAGTGGCCGTTCCTGCAGCTATTGGGCTTCGCCGGAACGATAACTAACATGAATCAGACGTTCCATGGAGTGAAGGACTTCAATGATCAGATGTCTGCTTACTCCGGCACCAATCCTATGCTTACAGCTGCATGGAACTTGATCAAACAACTGGCACCGACGAATCCTGAGGTTCTACTACGCATGTTCCCTTCACCGATACTGGGAATGGTAGGTACTGAGTTTCAAGCTTTGACTGGATTCGGAGAAGCTTTCGCTATCTCCCCTAATCAGCTCAAATCTCCGGCTGCCATCAATCTACAGGTAGCTTCAGCAGCGGTACCAACCTCGCTTCCTATAGTAAGCACAGTAGGTGTTCTCTAATGTCTTTTGAGACGATCACGTTTGCCTATACCCCGCCGCCTACGATATCTGAGCAGGAGCCTACAGTTGCGGAGGTTGTAACTGCGCCGCCAGAGACCTCAACTGTACAGCCGGCGAATCAGTCCGTGGCAGCTTCATTGGCGGCTCAATTGGGAGATTTGATAGACACTTCAGGATACCTTCAGTCAGTCATTATGAGTTTGCATCAAGGGTTGGGAATTACAGTGGATCAATCCAATCCGGATCTAGCTATGGCTCTTAGCACTATCTACAACGGACAAGTGCCGCCGGCTGTATCGCTGCTGATGTACAGTAACACTCTTGATGCAGAACTAGGCAGCCTGCAGGTCAATCTGGCGATCGGCCCAAATGCTGGAATAGAAGCCAACTCCTTCCAGCAGCAAGCATTGACTACCATCAACAAGTCGTTCGAGTCACAGATGTCAGCCGATGGTAGTGTGGCTGCGCAATCGGCATTGCTATTGAGGCCTCTTAAGGCTGGCGCTCTGATGAACACTACTATACAAGGCCAACTAATGGAGTATCCATCGGCTACTCCAGCTCCGTCGACACCCAGTCTGAATGTAGTTACAGCCAGCGGTATAGATATAAGTAGTGACACAGCTGCGTTGGTTCAATCGAATATAGACTCTACCGGACAAGTTTACTCTTCGATGTACCAGGTTATAGCGCAGCCAGATCCAATCGCTGCGGATGTAGCCAGTGTAGTTAACTCCTTGGCGACTGTAGCTGTGCCTGATCTTATCCGTATGAGCGCCGTGCTAAGCATGGCAGCGCAGTCTTTGTCGGTTTGCTGTGGGAAGAGTTTGTCCACGGGAATATCGGCTTTCATATTCCCTCAGGTTGTATCTCAGGCTTCCGGGCTGATGATGCAGCTGGATAGAATCGTGCAGATGGCTGTCGCTCCTCTCTCGACAACAGCCAATGCAGTAAGCTCTGCGGTGAGTGCTTTATCCGGAGCAATGAAGTCTGTTGGCTCTTTGGTTGGAATAGTACGCTCCATGAAACTGCCAGCGGCGGCTAATTCCTCCTGTCCTCTGCCAGGCATGCCTAGTAATAACTCGGCAGTCAGCGGATTGCCAATAGGTAGTCCGATGCCTACGGCCGTGGCCAATCTAGGATTCAGCAGTGGTATTAACGAGTTGAGCAGTATAATGAGCTTCTGTACCAGCCAGGTAAGCAGCGTCCAAGCTACGCAACAGGATGCATTCCAGCGCCTCGCTGCCAGAGTGAGTGGAGATCAGGCCAAGTCGACACAGATGCTGGCTGCCACTACCAGCATGAGTTCTCTGGGATCCCTGATAACAGCTTTCATTAATAAGCAGCAGAACAGCTCGGCGATATCGTCTCAGAGTGCATCGACTCAGTTGGCGACAGTTGGAGGCATACTATCTAGTGCCCAAACAGGTTCCGGCTCTTCTTATGTAGTTCAGAACGGAGTAGTTTCCGTCATTCCTTTAGCTGTTCCTCCTGTGACTCCGGGGGCCGCTACTGTATTTGCCAAGTCTGGCATCAGGACTTCTCTGACCGGACTTAATTAAACCGTGCCTCTTCAGGAAGTGAGTGTATAGCATGCCTAAGGTTATGGATGACCGTCAGCTAGTCATTAATCGGCGCGTACGCGAGTGGGTGGTAGGTAATACGCCTACCTTTAGGCCGACGCGCAAGGTGCTGGCCGGCAAGACACCGGTTGAGTTAAAGCCATGTACCGAGAAACTGAGCACACACACCGAGCTGAGTGTTATGGTACCAAGCACCGGTGAACGCTTTATAAGCGATGACGAGCTTTTCAATGGAGACGGGATCAAGAAGCTGGAGCCTGTGGGTATCACCATGGCCCAGAGGGTGGATGATGCCAATGCCACGTATCGTCGTTTATGGGGAATCATCCAGCCGGAATACAACCTGCTTGAGCCATTCACTATCTTTGACTCCGAGCCTTTCGTTCGCCAGGCCATCAATCGCAAGATATCCCTGATGTTCCGCAACGGCTTCGAGATCGTCGGTGATCAGGATCCGGATATTGAGTACATCCAGCGCCGCCTGGATGCCATGGAATTCGTGATGGAGCGGAGCACGGAGAACTTCTACAAGCAGATCTTGACCAACCTGCTCCTGTGTTCCAACTGCTTCCTGCAGAAGATCCGTCTAGAATCGGCTACCATAGTCAGCCAGAAGCCCGGTCGGCCTGTACCGGTAGCCGCTTATAGGATGATACCGGCGCATATGATCTTCCCTTATCTGGAGAATGGCGTACCTTCCAAATGGCGTCGCTTCTTCGACACCGGGGCTCCATTTGAGGACATCCCGCTCGAGGACATCATTCACCTGAAGTGGGACGTTAAGACCACGCATCGTTTCGGTACGCCTCGCACGGTAGGCGTCCGTGATGATCTATTCGCCCTGCGTCGGCTGGAAGAGAACGTCGAACTGTTGTTCATCAACTTCCTGTTCCCACTCTTCCACATTGCCGTGGGCAATGAGCAGAATCCGGCCGGATTCGATGGGGAAAGCGGACAGGACGAAGTGCAGATGATCCAGTGGCAAATACAGAACATGCCCAAGGAAGGTATGTTCGTCACTGATGAGCGAGTGGTGGTCAAATCGGTTGGATCGGAAGGCAAAGCTCTCGAATACTCCAAGCTAATGGATCACTACAAGAGCCGCATATACGTCGGTCTGGGGATGAGTGCGGTGGATATGGGTGATAGCAAGGGAGCAGGCAGTCGATCCACGGCCGATAACATCTCCCAGAACCTGAAGGACTCCATTAAATGTGACCTGGAGACGTTCGGCGGCCTTATTCGTATGTCCATGTTCAAGGAGTTCTTCCTTGAAGCTACCTACTCGGTCTCTGTGCAGAAGGCTGTAGCCCGTACTTGGCTGCATTTCCACGAGATCGATCTGGACAACAAGATCAAGTTCGAGAATCATGTCATCCAATTGTTCCTGAATAACCTGGTGGATGAAGATGAAGCTCGTCAGTTGGTAGGCAAGAAGGCATTCAAGACTGCCCAGCGCAAGAAGCTGAACTTCGATCTCCACGTTGTCCGCTTGGTCAAGGAGACCGAGGAAGCCAAGGCAGATTCTGCTATCGAGATACAGGAGGAAGCTACCAAGCAGCAGTTGAAGCTGATCCCAGTCCAGACCGAACACGCCGAGAAGCAGGCCAAGATACAGATGAAGCTATCGGCTACCCAGGTGGCTCATCATGAGCGCAAGAACCAGTCGACCATGCAACTACTGCAAGCCAAGACCGAGCATTTCAAGGCCACTGGGCAGGGCGGCGCACCTCAACGTGCCACCGCTAAGAAGTCGAGCCCAGCACGCAAATCAGTGCAGAACAAAGAGACGCCGACTAACCAACATGGGTCCAATCCTGGCCCGACAAAGGCCAAGAGTAGACTGGAGCACCTAGCTGCAGAGTGTACCGACACTCTTGTGCAACTAATGAATGAGCTTCGTGATAGGAACGGTACGGTCGATCACGAAGCTTATCAGAATAGAGTAGGTCCTACTCTGGCTGGAATCCTTTCTCGCGAAGAGGGACGAATCCAGAACGCTGACGACGAGTCCTATACTAGACAGGCACGAGAAGGGCTTAATAGGCTTGCTGCCATAGCAGCCACTACTTATGACCCTGAACTTCTCTCAGTACTGGCCTTATCGGCGCTGAGTTCAGACGAGGAGGGATATGTCAGAGTCTCACGTACCGACTATTCGGAAGCAACCGTTGACGCCTGATTATCAGTTCGTTCCGCAGCCTGGGACTCGTAAGTCTCCCATCCCATCCCGGTTTGAAGGACAGATTCCAGTGAATATGCCCAACGGGACGCTGGTGAACGTACCAACGAAGTAGCTGAGGAGTGTGTAGTGAGCAATTGGCTCTCAATGAGGGACTTCCACACCTTCAAGACTCTAAGTGTGGATCCACACCGCAGGCATCTTTTCGAATGCAAGGACTCGAAGTCCGACACTGGACACAGCCTGCTGGTGCGCATGGCGGCTACGCATGCTGGCATTGTGAACGGCAATAGACGGTTCTATCGGCCAGATAAGATGCAGGACGGAGTGCATACCTGGCTGCCGAAGATGACTAAGGACGGAGTGGTTATACAAACTCCCCGTCCAGTTCTGATACAGCATAATGAGCACGGAGATGTACTGGGACGTGTGCTGGAAGCCAGATATGTGGATGACAGCTGGCGGTATGTCAACGAATTCCCAATGGTCAAGGACTTCTTGTTCTACCAGAGGGATGGTAAGAAGCGTCACGACCTATTCAAGTCAGTAGACTGGGTAGTGAAGAACCTGATGCCCCTGAATGAGTACACTGGGCTGGGTTACACCGAGCTGGGAGTTCGCATCACCAACCCGGACGGTATCCGCAAAGTGTTAGCCGACGAGTATCTGACCGTGTCGGTAGGTTTCAAGACGGACTCAGCAATCTGCTCGATATGCCATACCGACTGGGCAGTGGACAGTAAGTGCGAGCATAAGGTAGGAGAGAAGGTCGACGGCGAGCAGATGTTTCTGATCGCTGGGTGTTTCGACAATGAAGAAGTTAGCTTCATCAACTTCGCTGCCGATCCTTTCGCGACCACGATCAGTAAGGAAATGCTGAACGATGGTCTGAACAAGAGCTTCTTCCTGGGCCTCAGCCTACAGAAGCAGCGTACTTTCGAAGCTACTGGTGGCGTGCACATGACAGACGGTCTAGTGTTCGAAGCCGACATTGTAGCGACAGAGGGACCGATGACTATAGCAGGTGTGGAGACACTCATAGATCCGGCAAAGGTACGCGACGAGATCAAGGCCGCCGATCTTACCAAAGATAAGGCCCTAGCTCTGAAGGCTGAGTTGGCAGCGTGGCAGCCTGAGACCGATGAGCTAAAGACCGATCGTCGTTCTCTGGTGTCTACTCTCAATGCTCGCATCCGCAAGAATGGATGGGACGCAGCCAACATAGCGCAGGACGAGCAGATTGCAGCTGAGCTTGCTGAGCTAATCGACGATGCTCACAAGGAAGTGACAGTCGGTACCAGCGAGGTTGATGTTTGCAACTGGGACAACTGGGATCAGGAAGCTACCGAGGAAGACAAGTCGTTCTTCGCTGACATTGAAGGTATCAATGAAGAGATGGAGCTGGAGCTTGACGCAGCTGTAGCTGCTGGAGAAGTGCCGGCGCAAGACGCCAAGCTGTCGACGGAGTCACGCAAGAAGCTTTCCGGAGGTACCTTCTGTGGGCCGGGCCGGTCCTTCCCCGTGCCTGATTGTGCACATGTTACTGCAGCCAGGAGACTTATTGGCCGGGCTAAGGTATCGGATGCTACCAAGGCGAAGATCTTGTCTTGCGTATCCGGCAAGGCTAGCAAGTTGGGTTGTGGCGCAGCGAAGAAGAAGGATGAGCAGACAGCAACTACCACAGGTACTATCGCTACAGTAGTTACTGTCGACTCCACTGCAGTTGTCAGTGAAGAGATCACCGCTTTGGCCACCGCAGCAAAGCTCCTCGACGTTGACACTTCCGCTGCCGGAGCTGCCAACGAAGCAGTCAAGGCTAAGGAGGTACTGGGTCTCTATGACGGGCTAGATAAGCACCATAAGGGTGCTTCCGACGGCCTGAAGTGGAAGATGCAGGAACTGCACATGTCCCTGGGCGAGCGCTGGAGCAAGGACAACTGGGTTCAGTATTGCCGCAAGACCGTGGGCGAGCACAAGGATTATGTAGTACTGACCAAGGTAGAGCTTGGCGAGAAAGATGAAACGCTCAACGGATTGATGACCGAGAAGGATGCCCTGGCCAAGGAGAATGCGGCTCTCAAGGATTCTCGTCAGGCAATCTTAGATGCTTCCAAGCGCACTCTGGCGCAGCAGATAGTCATGCACGGTGTGCTCACTGGACAGGATGCTTATAAGGATCTGAAACCAGAGCAGTTGGACGAGAAGGTCACTGAGCTGGCCAAGCGGCACATCACGAGCTTGAAAGACACGGTGCAGGATATTCTGTCCAGCATCAAGTGGGTAAAGAACACCGATTCGACTTCCACGACCGTAGCGTCTCTGAAGCCGATGGACAACAATACGCGGGTAACGGACGACGTGAGAGTCGGGTCAACTGCTACCGACAGTGCACGCATTCAGGCTGAGGACCAGGCGTCCCACGAGAAGTTCCTGATCAAACTCCGTTATATGACCGTTCCCGAGAGGGACCGGTGCTTGGCCGATCTGGCCTTCGAAGCCGCGAAGAAAGCTTAGTAAAGGATAACCAACATGCCGACAGACATCAACGGACAGTTTTACGGTCAACTCTACGGTCAGGATCGTATCGGTCAGACCACTCCAGATCTGGAATCTTCCGAGTGGTTGCGCCCATGGCTACCGGTAGCCTATCCGGCCCCATGGCTTCCCACCTTGCGCCAGGATCAGGGCCACCCGAAGTTGGCTGGCATCGTCATCGGCGCTCACATGCTTGTGGGCAAGGACAAGAACGGTGGTCTGGTGCCGGCTGGTTATCTATGCGGCACGACTCAGATCAAGGCCGATGGCGGCCAATACTGCGTGGTGGTTTACCAGGCGGCCGACGTAGGCTTTGCCTATAACCCACGGACCTCCGCATATGTGGCGCAGGCCGGTGAGTATGCTCTTCTGGCCGCTCCTGCGGACGGAGTGGTGGGCGACGTCATTCTCCTACCCAACGGCATCACGGTAACAGTCAATGCTGGTGACCTGGACTTCGCCTGGAAGTGCGACTTGTTCCCATATGGCGTATCCACTGCTCAGAGTGGGACAGAAGCTTCCATTATCACCACTGCGGTTCCTCTGGACGCTCCGGTGATTGTGGCATCCACGACGGCGGTTGCACCGACCGCGAAGTTCACACTCGGTACCTCTACCGACAGCCTGTTCGGTTCACTCACATTCAGCGCTGGGTCAGGCGGAGCACCGGTGACTGTGAATCTACTGGCCAACACCACACTGGCCAACACAGTGATAGCAATCAACGCAGCTATTACTGCTGCCAAGACTGCTGCCACAGCTGTGGCTACAGCAGATACAGCTGCAGGTAATACTGCAGGTGCAACCGCCGCCACTGCTCAGGTAACAGTTCTCAACAGCGTTGTAGCTTCTGCCTCTGGCGCTGTTCTTACCATCACCGGACCAGTCGATCAGACAGTCAACGGTACCAACACATTCGTCTTCAGCACCATCGCCTTGGACGATATAGGCACGGTAGGGACGGCAATCTCTTTCGCTTACGGTGTATGCCGACCCATCGGTTGCGCAGTACGCAACGTATACCAATACATCGGCGGAGTTCTGGTGGGACAGAACACGGCTGCGTCGCCATCGGCCACAGGCATCAACTACGTACTGGATGGTGTGGTTCCGATCAACTTCAACGTGCTGAACTATATGCATGAGATGGGGACGGCCATTCAGACGCAGTTCGTTCTCAAGCTGCCGTGGATTGGCCCAACTGCATCGACTCTGGCTCAAGACGCTCTCACGGACGGACTGGTCGGGTACATGCAGTTGTTCGGACGTACCTTCACTCATTTCACAGGAGGCAACACGAACGCCGGCTTTGCATCTGGCTTCTCAGCAGGCACCGGTATTGTGGCCGCATCCGGTGGCTCAGGAGTTCCGATCGTCAACGGTTCGACGTCGTTCGGAGTAGGCTCCGACGCTGGTAACTTCGCGATCTACAACCCGGCAGTCAACAGTCCTATGGACATAGTGGGACGCGTGCTCGATGTACAGAACCTGGCACCAGTAGGCTTCCTCAACCGTGTTCGTACCTTGTTCGATCGTCCAATGGTGGGGCCCATGGTCGATCCTAACCCGGCAGCTATCCGCATGGGCGGCTCGGCCACCGGTGGTATTCCGTATCACATCTCGGTTACTACGGACGCGATCTTCAAGCGTGCGTACGACCAAGGCAAGACACTTCGCCCCGAGTATTCAACGCACGTGATTGTGCGCGTAAACCTCTAACCTGAACGAGCGAGACACCTATGGCGGTGCAGCAGGTGGTAATATCACGTGGCAAAGCTGTTATATCGAATGGCGGCCTACGCTGCAATAACGCTCTCATAGTTGGAGGTCGCAGTAGGACATGCAACAAGCTGCTTGTGAAAGCCAACGCGTCTGGGCAAATCGCAGGCTGCTTCCGATGCGATAAGTGCAAAGGGGAAGTGGAGGTCCACGTCCCTCAGCGCCATGACTATTAACTCCAACTTCTGGTCCGAATAGGACTTAGGACTAAACGCCTTAGGAGGCGAACTCAAATGCGCACTGGATCCAGTTTCCAGATGACTGATGAAGATGTTAGGAATCTGGGACGTCTTGAAGCTATATTCCGGAACAATGGATACGATCCGGAGTCGAAGAAGACGCTCACCATCCAGGACGCGATGGATATCCAGAACGCAGCGTTCTTGATTCCTCGTGTCATGACCACGATGGTGCAGGAAGGTATCGAGCCTCTTCTGATCGGTACAGCCCTGTTGCAGCGCATCGAATATGAGCAGGGAATGATGACAGTCTTCCCGGCTATCGAGCCGTTGCGAGCTGAAGAGGTCGCTGACGGTGCAGATGTTCCATTCGTGAGCATCAACATCGGCGGAGCTCAGAGCTTCGCAGTCACCGTGAAGCGTCACGGCATTGGCCTCAAGATCCACGAGCGCTTCGTCCGCGAGTCGACATACCCGTGGATCAACTACTGGCTGCGCCTGGCCGGCAACGCGCTGGCTCGCCACAAGGAGGAATACATCTTCTCCTTCATCACTCAGCTGGGCACGGTTGTCTATGACAACTCGACAGCAGCCCGTCTGACCACGGCACCTATCCAACCGGTGCGCGGCACGACCACTGGGCGTAACTACAAGGGCTTGCTCAATGGTTCGATGACTCTGGACGATGTCTTCGACATGTACGCTCAGGTCATGGCACAAGGTTTCATTCCGGATACCCTTCTCGTACATCCGATGACGTGGCTGATGTGGGTCAAGGATCCAGTCCTCCGCGAGTTCGCTATCCAGGCTGGCGGCGGAAGCTTCTTCGCCAACTGGGGAGGGAATCCTGCTGAGCTGGGCAACAAGTTCTTCAACAATCGTGGACTCGGTCTCGGACAAGGCCAGACCGGTAACTACGCGCACACTACCTCGTCCGGTGAGAACGGTGGCGGCCCGCAGACTGGACAGACTTCCAAGGCTGAAGGCCTACCACAGAAGCAGAAGTCGTACTTCGAACTGCCGAGCTATCTGGGTCTGCCGTTCAAGATCCTGGTATCGCCGTTCGTGTACTTCGATCCTATCAACCGGCTGTCGAACATCCTGATGTTCGAATCCCGCAACCTGGGTGCCCTGATCGTGGGCGAAGACGCTCACGTGAAGGATTGGCAGGATCCGCGCTATGGTCTGCAATACATGGCTATCGAAGAGACCTACGGCTTCGGTATCCTGCATGAAGCGCAGGCTGTGGCAGTCGCCAAGAACATCAAGGTACGCCCGAACGAGTTCACGCTGCCGGCACGTACTGTGTTCAACCTGTCGGAAGCCAACAACACGTTCCAGGATCTGATGGATCCGGCCAACAAGATCTTCGATCCGTCGGCACCTCTGGACGTCAACAACGCGATCTAATCATCTGTCGGTAGCATACTGGGCGGCGGCGTAATACGCCGTCGCCCTTTGTGTATAGTGATCCAAGAGAGGTCCAGCATGAGTTCAATCATTACGCTCGAGTCTCCTGTTATAGAAGGTCCCCTGACAGGCCGGGCACTGATGCTCAACACCGAGAAGGCCAAGCGATTCCAGTGCTTTGGTTTCGTGGTTACAATCAACAGTCCGATACAGATCGTTCCTCTTCAGCATCAAGATGTGCCTCTGCGAAAGGCACTGGAAGACAAGATCCTGCTGGACGTCAGCAGCATGAACGCGCCTACTGCTGTCGACAAGACCATCCAAGCCATCGATAAGGCAGTCCAGTCGGGATTGATGGACAACGTGAAGGAAGAGGACACAGGGCTCAAGGTTCTGATAGGAAAGGATGCGGCCGGCAACTCGTACATACTCGCTCCAAAGGATGAAGCCGATTACGAACGCATGCAGAGTGAACTGAAAGAGACCGGACGTCTGCGTGTGGAGAAGCCGAAGTCCACCCAGTTCACCGGCCTGAGCGGTGTCTATGAGCTTCCGATTGATAGGGAGACTTAATGGCTGCCCCAACAATCGTCCAGGTATACCCGAATCCAGGCGACGTTGATGTAGTGTTGGGCACCAGCATCAACATATACTTCGATCAGCCGATGGATATAACTACCATCACTCCTGCAACGTTCTCACTGACTGGGCCAGGTCAATCTCAAGTAGTATCTCCGGATGAGTTGAACTCTAGGTTCCCACGCCCAGTTGCAGGGCGAGAGTATATCCAGGGCACGTTCAGTTTCTCTTCAATAGCTATTCCAGGGCCGGCCGAGGGCAATACAGTAGCCTCTTTCAGTCCAGCTCGTCCGCTACGTCCTAATGTGATCTACACAGTTCTGGTCATAGGAAGCGACCTAACCTCGGCCACAGGAGTAGTGGTACAGAATCTCGCTAGCCCGCCAGTGCCGTTGGGTTCCACTAATCAATGGACATTCACCACTGGTGCTCTCAATGTATCGGTGCCTCCAGTAACGTCGCCGATTGCTCCTCTGGTGTTACCGCTGGATCCAGGCAATGTGAAGATACAGCAGAAGTTGTGGGCAGTGGGTAATGATCTATCCCAGGAGCTAGATATCATCTTCCCTGCTCCGATCGATACGAGTACAGTTACCCCGGAGCAGATTCTGCTATCCCTCGAGCCCATACTCAACGACCCATCGGTAATTGTCCCCGGAGGCTTGACGGCCGCAGTGACGATAACAGGCAACACGATAGCCGTACTGGTGACAGGCTGGCCAATGTCTTAGGAGGTGGTAAGTGAGCCTATATCCAGGCGATCTCAAAACCATAGTATTATCAATCACTAACTCGGCTGGGACAGCTCCGAACGTGACTGTACAGCCTACTGTTATGGTGGTCCAACTGTCTACCGGAACAAGCGTTCTGGCCGCTAATCCTATGGCGTTGCTTGTTGGCACACAGGCGGTCTATACTTACTCGTGGTCGACAACAGGCATGTTGGTTGGAGATTACGCTTCCATAGTCTCATATGCGGCGGATGGTGTAACCATCAATGGCAGACTGCTGGAAGTGTTCCACTTAGGCGACACCAACATAACCGGGCCTGTAGCTTTAGCTGCTACGACAGCCCAGCAAGACACAGTGGCTTTGGATGCGACCGTAGCGCATCTGACGGACCTGGCGACTATCAACCCAAACACGTCGACTGTTGTGCTTTCCATCCAAGCTAAGACGAGCAATCTGCCTTCCGATCCGGTAAGTTATGCTACGCTGGCGACCTTGCTAAGCAACGTGCAAGGTATACACGACTACCAGTTCGGAACTTGGACGATAGACAAGACTCAGAATCCCAATGTGCTGACTATCTTGTCGCCGGCCCAAGCTGTACTGGCTTCGTTCACTCTGTCTGACAGTACTACCGCTACTCAGCGGCTTCCGCGATAGGTCATATGGCTCTGCAGTTCGACGCATCGGAGTACTTTACCAAAGCGCAGGTTAGAGCGCTCATACCAGGCCCTCCTGTGGCTCCGGTTGTAACATTGCTGGATGCCTCCGAAGCTTACATCGATATCCAAGTGACAGCCCCAGTGACACCAACTTGGGCATCTTCAGCGCCGCTCTACATAGTCGGCTATACGATTGAATACACCGGTAATGGAAGCTTGGCTAGCGTTTACTTCCTCAATGTGGGGGGCAGTTATCGTATCAATGGGCTAATCCAAGGGGTGTCTTATTCGATCCAGGTAGCGGCTACTGACTTTCAGGGTCGACAAGGGTCCTTATCAGCTCCACTAGTAGTTTCCACTACGCCAAACACGGTACCGCCGGCTGTACCAGTCTTCACAGTAACGGCACTGGCCATTGGAGCACAGATCACGCTCACTACATGGAATACCGAGGTTGACTTTGCCGGCTACGAGTTGTACAGAGATACCAATGCAGCATTGGAGAGTGATCTAGCTCTGCTACCTGAGGCTTCTTTCCGGGGGATCAGCTTTACTGATATCGGCTACAGTGTAGGTGGGAATTACTGGTACTACCTAAAAGCTTCGAACTACTCCGGCCTGACCACTGACTCGGCAATAGTGGGTCCAGTCACGATCACTCCACAGCCGAATCTGGTGGCTGCCGAACTCAGCATGCTCACTGCCACTGCCGTGGCTAACGGAGACGGCAGCATCACTTTCACCTTCCCGGCAAGTACAGATATACACAGTCCTTACTATCACATATGGAGGCAGTGGGGAGGAGGGTTGTCTGGCTGGGTCTTGGTGGCTACGCTTCCTCTAGGAGAGCTACCGGTATACGTCGATAACGACACTGTCAGTGGGCTGACGTATCAGTATTCGGCTTCGGTGGTGAACACTTACGGGGAGTCTGCTTTCGACACGTTGAATGCCCCTAAAGCCACGGCTGAGGACACCACAGCTCCGACAAGCGTCGTCAGCAACATAGCTTATTCCGGCACTCTGGGAGGAATCAATGTAACATGGGACGCAACAGAAGATCCCAACACAGCGTACTACATTATCCACTGGAGGTATTACCAGACAGGTGGGTATAGTGCCTTCAACTCTGGTGAAGCGGTGATTACCAACTCGGATCTGTTGGATGGGTTGGAAGATCCTGTTACTACCTATCCACCTACAAGGGATGCGCTTGCCAATGAGTTTGAAGTAGAGATTGCACCAGTCAACAGTAATAATGTGGCGGCGGCTTTCGTCTCGCGACGCGACACTGACGGTAATAGAGTACCTGTCGAGTATCCTGAGCTGAACAACTACCAACCGGCCGGTAATATACCTCCTGCCCCTCCGACCATGTTGGCTCCGACTATCAATCCAGACAACTCTATTGTTATCAATTGGAGCGCTTTAGGTATATCTACGCAGTACGGGTTCAAGATTGAGAAATTGATAAGCCCTGCCGTTATATGGGAGAACCTGCAGATCGTCGCAGACTCGACCGGAGGAACGAAGGCATACACAGCTACAGGTCTCGAGCCATACAAGTTCCGTAGCACTACATACACTTTCCGCGTAGCTACTGTAGACAACTCCGGCAATGTAAGCACTTGGGTCTCTACTGCAGCCTTGTCCGCAGTAGACACCACCGGTCCGGTGGCCTACACTTCTGGGTTTGCTGCGACTCCGGCTCTGGGATCCTTCCAGCTTAACTGGACCAACGGCACGGACCAGAGTTACTTCAGTTGTGTGTATGAGATCTGGAGGAAGCAGACAGCTTCGACCGCGCCTGGGTTCGTACCAGATTCACTGCTGATTAAGATAGTGGAAGTCTCTGGCACTTCCGACGGCAAGGCCAATACCTGGACGGATCTCAGCCCAACCATCAATAACAAAGTCACAGCTATCTTTGCTCTCCGGTCGGTAGACCGGTATGGCAATGGGCAGGTAGATGGGTCTGGGAATCCTATCTATCTGGCTACATTGGCTGCGCAAACATCACTCGATATAGCGGATGTGAATATCGCCACATTGAGCGAGGTGGCAGCGCTCACGGTGACAGTCGAGGCTGCTGAGGCAGAGTTAGCGAACATTGCCAGTTCGAATGTGCTTAGCTCAGGAAACAAGGCTGCCGTAATTATGCTCTACACCAATATAGTCAATGCGCAGCCTGGTATAGACGAGCAAGCAGAGTCATTTGGGATCACTACCGAGAGGACCACCTATGATAACTCTATCGGCAGCCTGACAGCTTACTTGTCAACCCTGACTACCCCAACTGCGTGGGATGTGACGCCAGGAGACACAACTATTGTAGGGACAGTCTTCCAGGCCAACTTCGTTGCTGTGTATTCAGCAGAGCAAACTCTTCTCAATGCCATTGCTGGAGCATCTCTACTGCTAATCAATACTGCAACCGAATCAGCCGCTACCGCGACTGCTGAAGCGGCATCCGCTACTGCAGCTGCAGCCGCTGCTACGGCACTCTTGGCTGAGATAACAGGAACCACTGTCCTGACTCCGGCAGAGAAGATGCAGCTGATTCCGGACTACGATGCTTTGGTAATAGACTGGGATGGCGGTGTTGGGTTGTACGATACGCAGGCTGCCGCTGTGGGTGTTTCGACGGCCGCATACGATGCGGCAATGACCAGTCTTGTCGCTGATGTGGCAGTTTTGGGCAGCACGTTCTTGGACTTTGCTGTGAATACCCCGATGACTGGTGCAGTAACAGGCACTGTCCTTGCCTCTGACTTTGAGGCAGTATACACGGCCCAAGACGCATTGCTAGCCGCTATTGTTACGGCCATCAACGCTACAGCACAGACTGCATTGACAGGATCGATCGATGCAGCAGCTTCTGCTGCTGCTGCTATGGCTCTTGCAGAGAGTGCGATTGGCAAGGTTTTGGTCGTTACCGCTATGCCTGCCGCCACCACAGTCGCTGCCGGTAACTTCGTGTACCTGACAGTAACCGACGGTTCTTATGCGCCTGGCCTTTATGAATCTACTGGAGCTATCTGGACCCAGGGTAGTATTCAGGCTTCCTTGATCGTCGGGCAGATTATAGCTGGACAGATAGCAGCCGGAGCAGTCACGGCCGAAGCGATCGCCGCCGGAGCAATCACGGCCGGTGCTATTGCTGCCGGTGCTGTGACAGCAGGTAAAATAGCTGTCGGGGCTGTAACTGCCACCATGATCACTACTGGCACACTCGATGCCTCTCTCGTAGACGTGGTCAATCTAAACGCCGCCAATATCACTACTGGCACGATGAGCGCAAACATGATTCTGTTTCCGGACGGCTCGGAGATGAGCACGGCCAGCCGTGTGATTACCTCGTCGGCTAACGCGGCCGTGACAACTGGCTATACGTACTTCCTCGTTCCAGCTTCATGGTCCGCGATCAACGGCTTAGGTTGGTCAACGACCTCCTCTGGAGCTAGTGACACGTTTAATATCCAGGCATCGATCATAGGTACCGGGCAAGGCGTTACTATTAACTTAGCCATAGTAGTCGACGGAAACACTTCGACTTTGTATGGGAACGTGGCAATAGGTACTCCGTCGGGCTCGGGAGCTGAGTTCACGGCCCCGTTCTTCGCCTCTATCACTGGGCTGTCTGCCGGATCACACACCATCAGGATCTACGCTATCGCTTCCATGTCAGACACGGTTTCGATCCAGACAACAAGCTATGCTATCTGCCAGCGCATCTACTAAGGAGAGGCCATGTCCACGATTTACACTCTCACCACACCAGTTACGCTAGGAGGGCTTGGCAGTCCGGTTACTGTCGCAGCTTTGGCCATCACTTCCGTATGGTTTACAACAACGCCTGCTCTGGCCCAGATTGGGACCGGAGAGTTGGATATAACCCTTACGGAGACGACCAACGGATGGCAGGAGGTCGTTAACTACAGGAATGCTTCTGTACTAACCTTCTTTGCGCAGGTAGCTCCGGCACCGCCAGCAGGAGCCACAGTCGAGGACGTCATGTGTGGACTACTGTTCACCAAACTAATCGCTGACGGAAAGCTTCCTCCGGGTACGATCACAAACACAGCGTAACGAAAGCTTCCTATGGCAATGGTAGGTACAATCCGCTACATATACTTCCGTCTAGCCGACTCGTTTGAAGTCCCTATAACCGGTCGTGTGCAGTCTGACTTTGCTGTAACTTTCACTCGCAACAATCTAGCTCCGCCGGATGTTATCACCATCGCGGAGATAGGAGCCGGCCGATACTATGCCAGTTATACACCGACCACGCAAGGGGAGGATTACGTCGAGATATACGACGCTCCCACTGACACTAGAGTCGAAGATGTAGAGCAGATACAATCTCCAAGCGACTTCCAACCCCCGCCCAGCTATATAGCGCTTGACCAGGACTACCCAACTACGGGTGCTTTAACAGTAACTGAGGTGGCATCACCGGAGACATACACGCTGTATGTGTTTGAATACGATGACTGGCAGATAGGGAATCAACTTCCTGCATATGCCAGGGGTCAATCTGAACTCAACTCGGACGGTAGTTGGGCGTCGACAATCTATGTGGTATATGGAGCATACACTGTAGTAGTACGCAATGGTACAAGTACCGTAGTAATAAGGCCTTACTTGAATGTCGCTTCTGGATTGGGCGAGATGATTATGCCTATTCCAGGGCCTCCAGGGCCACCAGGACCTACCGGTCCAACTGGACCTGCTGGAGGTGGCGGCGGCGGGGCAGTCGTCGTAGTTTCGAAGTCAGCGGCCTACACCGCAGCCTCTGGACAGATGGTCCTATGCACGACAACCGGAGCGGGCTTCACGGTAACCTTGCCTGCACCTACAGTGGATTCGACCGTAAGCGTAAAGAAGGTCAGCGTAGACTCGAATACAGTGACGATAGTGCCTTCGTCCGGACAGATCGACGGTTCTTCAACACTGATAGTCTCGGCTTTCGGCTCGTGTGTGGACCTGGTTGCAGATGGAAGCGCTTGGTGGATTTACTAGCGAAGTTATTGTGATAGACGCGCACTTAGGTCAAGTGGCGTGGAACAAGGGCGTGAAGCAGGGAGTTAAGCAGTGAGCTACATCGAAACCGTAAGACTAGAAGACGGCAGCGGCAATCCGATCTCCTCAACAAGCGGAAGCCTGAATGTGGAGGTCAGCAACCCTCAGGTTCCGCCCACAGCAGCGGCCATTGGCACAGCCGTAGCTGCGGCTATTCCCGACCCGCTCCCTGTTTCTGGTACAGTCACCGCCAACATCACCGCCGGCTCGGTGGAAGTTACAAACTACACCGACATCAACGGTACACACAGACTTCTGGTAGACGGCTCTGGAGTGACACAGCCCATATCGGGAACTGTGGCCATCTCATCTGTGGCTAGCGCTGTGGAAGTTGTCAACAACTCGGACATCAACGGCACTCACCCGCTTCTGGTAGATGGGTCAGGAGTAACACAGCCAGTATCGGGAACTGTGGCCGTATCTTCTGTCGGCGGTACGGTTGCTGTTTCTGGTGCCTACCAGGCTACGCAGCCGGTGAACAGCATGCAGCTTCCCGCTGCTCTCGGCACACAAACCGCCGCAAACTCGTTGGCTGTCACCCTTCCAACTGGTGTAATCACATCACTGACTCCACCGACCCCGGTTACAGCAGCCGCAATCGGATCAGCCGTGAGCGCGGCTCTCGCTAACCCACTTCCTGTCACCGGCACGATAGCCTCCACTGTGAGCGGTTCTGTCACGGCGAACCAGGGCACACCGGCTGTTCTTGCGAACGCATGGCCTGCGGAGATCGTCGTCTCCAGCGCGGTCATCGACCCGCGTTCCATTCGTGCTCTTACTTCCGCTGATGTAGTTTCCCTGCCTTCTGCGACGGTGACCGCTCTTACTCCACCCACTCCGGTAACTGCGGCTGCGATTGGCTCGGCTGTATCTGCCGCTCTGACCAACCCACTGCCGGTTTCGTTGCCGGCAGCGACAGTAACAACCCTGACTCCGCCTACTGCGGCATCCATTGGAATAGCAGTCGCTGCTCCCACAGCGGCTGCGATTGCAAGCTCCATTGTCGGCAATCCACCGACGACACCGTTGCCGACCGCTCAGGTCACAACACTCACGCCGCCCACCGCTGCGGCAATCGGTACTGCGGTGTCCGCTGACTTGCTCACAGGCACGCAACTTGCATCAGCGAGCGTTCCGGTTGCCCTGCCGACCGCAACTGTCACTTCGCTTACTCCACCGACAGCCGCTGCAATTGGTACTGCTGTAGCCGCCCCGACCGCTGTGACTATCGCCTCTGCGATAGTCTCCAATCCACCGACCACACCACTTCCCACTGCACAGGTCACTACGCTGACACCGCCGACTGCGGCAGCCATTGCAGCAGCCATTGCGGCAGCAGTGGTAAACCAACCCACCGACGTGGCTCAGTGGGGTGGAACCGCAGTTGCTGCTCCAGTCTCGTTTGGCACCTCTCCGACAGGAACGGTAGGCACAATCACTACCTACAACACAACGGGCGTAACCACCCCAGCCGACATCGCGTTTGACGGTTCGGGCAATGTCTGGATTGCTGGTAACGCCGTCATCCTTCAGATGTCCCCAACTGGCACGGTTTTGCAAACCATTGCGGTAACCGGCAATCTTCGCGGTATAGCCATCGACGCGACCGGAAACGTTTGGGTGGGCAATAACACGGTCTCGGGCGTTATCGAGTACACATCGGCTGGTGCGCTCGTCAACACCTACACGCCAACCGGGATCAATGGGCCTCGCAGAATCGCCTTCGACAGCATTGGCAACCTATGGGTTCCCAACTCAAGCGGAAGCTCGATGCTGAAACTCAGTTCAGCGGGTGCCCTCCTCGCAACAGTTACAGTAGGCAGTGCCCCCCAAGGATTAGCGATTGACGCATCCAACAACGTTTGGGTGACTGTCTCCAACACGAACAGCGTTGTCAAGGTCAACACAGCCGGAACCGTGGTGGGCACCTACCCCGTTGGCACAGGCCCCAATTGCGTGGCTATCGACCAAAACGGGAACATTTGGGTGGCGAACACTACAAG